CGGGGCTCCCGTCTGCTATAACCGAGAAGGTCAGCGCAACTGGCCGACGACCACGGTTACACCAGCGCTATGGTAGCGTTGGGTAGTGGACCTTAGCGAATCAACGCTAAGCTCTTATTGTCCACATGCAGAAAGGAAAAGTATGCGCGACGTCAAGGATCAAAACATGACCCTTTATCACGAGAGACGTAATGTCTATCGTAACGGGGCCGTGACCACGACGAAGTCAAACTTTTCAACCAAACGTGTTTTCGCACATCGTGATGATGTTAAGAAGACTATTTGGATGGCTGGGTTCCACCGGCCTACTGCGTACTTTGCATGTGAGGCGCGGGTGACGTCCATGGATCACTCGTCCACTTGGGAACGCGCGTCGGATCCTATCCGGCGTGAAGTCCTAAAGTGCGGGCTTCAGCTCCAGAGTACTTGGCGCCTAGGCGCCGATTCTAACGGCCTTCCGGTGGTGGACGCTCAAGTCCTAAATCGGTTGTACAGCATGATTCGTTCTGCACTTGCCGACTCTGACCTGAACGCCGGGACCGCCTTAGGTGAACTCCGGGAATCGCTACAGACTATAGCGAGCTTGGTGGAGGATGCAGTCTCTCTTGTGAGGCTGTTGAAACCTAACCAAGCCCTGGTTGACACCACGGTTGCTGCCTTTATGGAAGCTATACCAGGGTCGAATGGGACTTATAAGTCCGATCCTGTTGATGTGAACCCAGATCGTGCTCACGCGCGGTCTGAGTCTCGCAAGGCTGCCCAGAAGCGAGCCGAGCGGCGTCGTCGAAGGAAGAAGTTCTTCGGAACTAAAACCGGAACCGACGTTGTCTACGAGCGGTCTGCCCAGGAATACCTTAGGTTTATGTACGGCATCCGACCGTTGATGGCAGATATCTACGCCATCGTTAACGGCACGGCGACAAACATGGCCGAAGGTGAAATCGCGCGCATAACACGGTCCCTTCCGGACGAGACTTTTGGTCCGGAGGATATGACTGCGTTTTGCGACGAGTTCCAGGGCGAGGCACGCCGAGAGGCCACCTGTTCGGTGACCTTTAAGCTAGCCTCTCCAGGGGCTTTTGAGCTATGGAGAATGGGTCTTACCGACCCACTATCTGTAGCTTGGGAGCTGTTGACACTTTCGTTTGTTATTGATTGGTTCCTCGGTCTGGGGAACTTCATCGCGGGGCTCACGCAGCCCCAGGGTATCACGTTCCTTCACGGGTACGTGACCGAATACATACGAAAGCGCGGGTACTGCATGACTCACCCTCTAAGGGCGCAAGCAGTCGCCAACCCGGAGTCCTACACTTTGGTCTCCGGCCAACCATATGCCCGCAGTTACGTCAATCATGTTGCGTTTCGACGCACTCCTCTGATTGGCTTTCCGATCCCACCGGTCTTCGTTCGCGTGGACCTAAGCAACAGCCAATTAGTCTCTGGCCTAGCACTCATCGTCGCACACCTAACGGGAAACCGGAAGGCTGTGTGAGAACCGGAGCAAATCAATGCCCCAAATCTCCTCCATTGTGGTTGCAGATCGCGCCACACCCACTCCAGTGAACCATACTTTTGGGTTCGCTGACAAAGTCCCGGGGAAGGCACTCTTTCGAGAGGCCGCCTCGGTCGGCATCGGTGATAAAGTGATCACCGTGTCTTGGCGCCAATCCGCCGACAAGCGCTACGCGCGTGTCATGCTGACGGTGCCGGTACTCGTGACGGAAACCGTTAACGGTGTCGCGATGCCTAAGGTCCGGAATGTCGACCTAGTCGACTGCACCTTCCGGTTCAGCAGGATCGGTTCCGCTCAAGAGCGGAAAGACCTCATCGGTATGTTTGCCAACGCGCTCGCATCGACCCAGACTGGGTTGATGGCCGTGTTGGTCGACGGCGAAGGGGTTTGGTAACCATGGTCGCCGGTGATAAACTGGTGATCTACACGATTATGATCCTTTCGGGGATTGTGATCGTCCTGCTAGCCGGATGCGGCTCGTACGAAGAACCGTGGCGTTTCAAGGGCGAAATGCCCATGAGCGGTACGATGATCTACGAGCCTTGACCCAGCTACGCGAAGCGTAACCGGCAGGGGCTCCGCCCCTGTCTAGCTCAAATCGTTCAGATGGAGAAAGTCACGCTAATGGCCCAATTCATGGACATCAGTGTACCGGCCGATATCGGCGACAAGTTCGTCCGCCAACTCCGGCATCTCATCCCCATACTCCGCAAGGAATGCGGGTTTGCTGGAGACTACCTCTCCCAAGAGGTGTTTTCTAAGTTCCTTGATTCCACTGCCCTACCATGGCGCAGTGGCTCACCAAGTACCTTCCGCCTCTCTTCGCTGACTTGGACTCACGGGACCCTTGATTGGGCATCTCGTGATTTTCAGTTGGCAGGAGAGGCGTGGGAAAAGGCTGAGCCCCTTAAGGTTAAGGAACTCAGGAGGCGACGTACCCCCGCTGGTATACGGAAGCAGGCCGCCGTGGACAAGTTCCTGGCGGTTGAGCGCAGGAATCTCCGGACCAACCAAAGGCTCTACTGGGACACCCCAGATTGGTCGTGGGTTGAGTATGACTCCTTCCTTGAGATGGCAAGGAGTATAGTTCGGGATATCCTCGGCCCCATGCGTTACCCGGCCGTCCTCGGACGCGCCTCGTACACAAATGGGGCCAGCACTCGCGTGCGGAGGTCACCCTTCGCTAGCAGTGAAAAGCTCACCGGAGAAGTACAGATAACAGCCGAAGCCGTTAAGCACTGGTTAGCTATGGCAGGAAATACTATCCTGTCACAGCAGGACCTGAGCCTGGTAGAAAGCTCGAGTCTGTTCACCGTTCCGAAGAACTCCAAGATAGATCGCTGCGCATGCAAGGAGCCCGAGGGCAATATGCTGTTGCAGAGATCCGTCGGTATATACATCCGGGATAGACTCCGGGTGCATAATATCGATCTCCGTGACCAGTCCCGTAACAGGGATATGGCGCAGAGAGCAGTGGGGCTAGGGCTTGCAACCCTTGACCTCAGTTCTGCCTCTGACACCCTTACGGAGCAGCTTGTTACTTTGCTGCTACCCCCTGAGTGGTGTTGGCTATTGGATGATCTACGCGTCAAAAGCACGCAAATTGAGCGTACTACCCATTCATTGGCGATGTTCTCGTCGATGGGTAACGGGTTTACGTTCGAGCTTGAGACGTTGATCTTTTACGCTCTCGCACGCACTACCGCGTGGGCGTCGAAGGTTAAGGGTCATATCTCCGTATATGGTGATGATATCATCGTGCCGATTAGTCTGGCACGCCGATTCATGCGGGTCCTCTCTTGGTTCGGGTTTACACCCAACCCCAAGAAGACCCATTGCCGCGGCCCCTTTAGGGAGGCATGCGGAGGCCATTACTGGAATGGGTTCGACGTCACTCCTTTCTATGTCAGAAGGGAGGTTCGCACGCTCCCAGACATGATTAACATCTTGAACAGTCTCCTTGAATGGGACTGCAGAGGGTGGGGCCTCTTCACCACTGAAGAGGCTTTCAGGTTCTGGAGCAGCTGGATCGAGTACATTCCCAAGAGTATCTGGGGTGGAATCGATCCCCGGGATCCATCTTCCTTAGTGACAGGACATGCGCCTAGAAAGCGTATCGTCCCAGTAACTGAGGTGGAAGTTCCGGCACATGTGGTGCCTGGCCAGTTGAGAGACTGGCTCCACCGCAGCGAACGCAGAGGTCCGCTTACCAACCCGGTTCTCACCGACCTGGAAGAGGCGGATTGGCTCTCTCCTTTAATGGAGTACGAGCTCTCTGTGGATCCGCGGGTCGTGCGCAAATTTAAGCGCGCACGAGTGGTTTCCCGCGGGGAACGAACTGCGTTTTATCCACAATTCTCAATGTGGAGTCTGGAACCGGATGAACCGGCGAAGGACCGCAGTCGGTGGGGGCCTTGAGGGCCCC